CTTGCATTTCTGCTTCGATTCTTTCTTTAATAAAGCCGTCAACTGCTTCTACAATTAATCCTTTGTCATGCTCATATCTTTGAGCAAACTCTTCTCTTAATTCTGCAGTGAGTTCCTCTCTGGCTTCGGCAAGACGACTTTCCCAGGCCTCAACGATTTGACTTTGATTTTCTTCGGTCAATTCGGTAGACTTGATAAGGTCTTCAAATTTTTCTGCCATAGTAGTCTCCTACCTCAATTTTAATTCATTGATAAAATCAATGATACTTTTATTCAGATGCATTTTTGCACCTGATTGTTTATCGTGTGTATAGTCTTTAGCGATATCATATATCATGCTACCGCCTCTCATGTTAAACAAAGACTCATATATGGTCTTTGGATAGGCGTCTGGGGCACTTGGTTGTGCAACAATATCTACAGTAACGATATCAAAATCAGACACACGACCTGATTCGTTTACATTACCACTTCCTCTACTGCTAACACCTAATTTTGCACCTGCTTTTAATAAAGCCCTTGCAATATTCCCCATTGGTGTATCAATTACTTTTAATTTTCCTAGTCCGTTTGCGTCATTACATTGCATTTCTGTAATGATATGACTCACACGGTCTAGATTAATTTGTAATTCTTCTGGATGATCTAACTCACCCATAACTGTTTCACCTTTATTTAGACGTTCAGTTACATTTTCAACAGCACGTTGAATTTCATCCTTTGGATAAACTCGTCCATTCTGGTTCTTTACATCACCTTGAATAAACAATCCTTGCATGTATAAATCTTTCCCATTAGCATCTTCCATTATCTGGATTCCACTTTGTTCTGGACTCATATATTCATATAACTTACGCACCGATTACTCCTGTAAAATACTCTAAATTAAACCTTTTTAGGCTCAACGTTAAGATTACTTGATGCACCACTGTCTTTTGGTGAGTTATTACCACTGTCGCCGTCTCCGCCGTCGTTAGTTTTAACTGGTTCACCTTGTCCATGTGGGCTAATAACTTTAGTTACGCCTTTTTTGGCTGTGCCTGAATCGTTGTTATCAGCGTCGCCACCCTTAGGTTCTGCAACTTTGTCTGATAATTTAGTTGCTTCTTCAACAACTTCATCATCTTCATCAACTTCTTCATCAAGGTCATATTCGACTGATTCTTCTTCCATTTCAGGTTCCATATCCATGTCATCCATTTCTGGTTCCATGTCCATTTCTGCATCCATTTCTGCTTCTTCGCCGTCATCACCTTCTTCGTCACCTTCTTTATCAAGAAGTTTTTCGAATTCAGCTCTTAGGTCTTCAAGTTCAGATTCAAGTTCATCAACTTTATCTTCAATCTCTCCGTCTTCCATTTCCTCGCCAATCTCGTCAGATTCGATATCTGCATCTGCTTCTTCAACATCTGCAACAAAATCTGCTTCTGGATCTGCTTGGTTAATTTCTTCTTCTACAGCCTCTTCTTCAGTTTCTGCAGTTTCTTCAACTGCTTCATCTTCAGATTCCTCTGCTTCGGCTACTTCTTCTTCGCTGTCTACTGCTTCTGCAACAGTTTCATCTGTTGAGACTTCAGCATCATCTAAGATACGTTCGTATTCCTTACGAGCAGTTTCAACAACGTATTCGTGAAGCAACTCTTCGGCACGTTCGTTATCTTCAGCAAGTAGAAATTCTAGTACTTGTTCTAGTTTACTTTTGCTTTCTGACATTATGTGCTCCTATAAATTATAAATCTATATTAATTAAACTACACACCGCGATTGTGGATTGTAGTTATGTCGTATTTGTACTTATTAATAACTGTGTTTTATAGGTCAAATGGGCCTATTTTGATGTCGTTTCTGTCAAAATAGTGTGAAATGAGTGTTTTTGGTATCTATGTGTACCATTACTAGATAATATTTATCTAAGGTGTTAAAAAGTTAAACAATAGTTTAAAGTGCTGGTGCGTCATCGCCACCTGATTTTGCATACATAAGACTTGCTAACTTTTTACGTTCTAAATTTTCAGATTTTTTTAATTCTCTGTATTTTCTTAATTTACCGAGAGCCTCTAATGTAAGTTTAGTCTTACGAGTATCATCGATATTGCGAGTCGCTTGTCTATCTTTTTCAGGATTATAAAATTCTACTAATCTCATTATATCTGCTCTCCTGTATCAGTGCCTGGTCCAATTGGTGTAACATCTGGTGCTGTAACATCATCTGGTCCACCATCTTCTAATGGTATATCATCTACTGGTGCATCTAAATCAAAGTCTGCACTAGGTCCTGGTCTGATTCCTACGTTTCTTAATCCAATGTCTCCTACATTTCCGGAAACTTGTGATTCGTTATATTTATTTTCTTCTTTCCAATATTCTTCATTCTCTTTCATTTCTTCTTGAGTAAGTCCTAAATACTTTTGCATCTTAAATTGTTGCGACAAGTAAGGTACTGCTTCTAATGAAGTAAACAATGTTGCTCTTTGTGTGTCTAAGTCTAACTCTCTGTAACTGCTAAAGTTTTGTGGTGGAGCAAATTCTATTTTAAATGTGCTGTTGTCCATCTCAACACCTTTATATGCTAAGAACATTTTAAACTCTCTGTCTAAGTTTCTAATAACTTGTTTTTGCAATCTTTCACAATATTTTGCAAATTGGAATTCTTGTATAAATGCAACTCCCACTTTACCATCATTATATTGTGCAGTACCATCATCTGGTCCTGTTGGCAAATAAGAACTAGGAACTCTCAAACCTCTTAACAGTTTGTTGTTAAAATATTTAAGGTCATCTATTTGTCCTAAATTTTCACCACCTGGTAATGTGTCAACTTTACTACCTCTACCATCAGCCGTTTGTGCAAAGAAGTAATCTTCTAACATACTCATTGGATTGTATGCCGCATCGGCTACGTTACCACCATCTTTGTTTTTGTTTGGTACACGTTTTTGTTGCACTTCATATTTTACTCTTTCCAAATATTGTTGTGCTTTGTGTGGAGGCATGTTGCCTACGTCAATAAAGAACACACGTCTTTCAGGTGCTCTATGTACTCTATAAATGATTATAGAGTCTTCTAATAATTCTTTTTGTTTAAAAACTTTGAATACAGGTTCTAATATACTAATACCAAAGGGCCAGTTATGATCCATGCCTTCAGTTAAACTTAAATGTACAACGTGTTGTGCATCTACAGGAGTACCATAATTAGTTCCTTGGTCTCCTAAATTTTGCGTACTATAGTTACTAACACTTGTTCCAACATTTCTACCTGTCATCATACCTGCACCAGCACCATAGGGTCTACTATGTAATGCTGAGGCACTAGTTGCCGCAAGTTGTTCAAAGTTTGCTTCTAAGTTTTTAATAAAGTAAGTTTCAATTTTCTTACCTTCACTTTCATTTACAACAACTTTTTCTACATTTGCAGGATCTGTCCAATACAACTTATATGTTTCTGGGTCTCTAACAAAAAACTGGTCGCCATACTTTAATGTACTTCTAATCATTTTAAACACACGTCTGTTTAAATCATTTAAGTTACACCATTGCTCTAGTGTCTTGTTAAGAATTTTCATTTCAGTTGCACTAGGGTCTTCGTTAAATGTAAATCTAAACGGTTGTTCAGATGAATCATCTTCCTGTGAACAAAATTCTGCTAAAATATCTAATGCGGCATTTATTTCCAAATCATTATCCATTTGGTCATATTGTATGTAACGCATTAACCTGTTTGGTGAACCAGCATAAACCTCTGGTAGCCAACTACTAAATCTAGCATTCGCAAAATTACCCGTGGACTGGTCTCCAGTAACATTAGTAGGAAGTCCTGCGTTAGTGCTATTATTAAAGTATTTTCTCCAAGTCGCCATAATATCTCTCTTTATATGCGTATATTTATCACTTTTCGGATATTACGTCAAGAAATTATTGGACGATTAAAAATCTATGTCTTCAGTTGCTGAGATTTGCTTCTTGGAAAGTTTGTTATTTTCTGCTTGGAGTCTTACTAATTCTGATAATAATGCCGCAGTATCATTTTCTGGAGTGTCTGGTTTTTTGGCACCAGGATCAGTAGGCGTAGAATAATCGCCTGTTAAATCACTAATCTCATCATCAGTCATACCATAACCTGCCGCTGTAACAGGAACAGTTGATTGGTCAATTTGCGTTGGAGCAGTAGGCATAGTTGCATTTGCACCTGCACTAGGTTGTATTTGTGTTTGACCACTACCACCAAAAAAGTCTTTTACTTGACTTGCAACATCTTTAATTTTGTCAAAGAATGTTGTTTCTGCTGGAACACCTTTTTCTAATCTTGCCAATGCGGCAGTTAGTGTGTCTATGCTTGAGGCAAATCTTATAACATTGTCTGCTGTACCGTCTAATCCGTCAAACATATCTATAACACTCTTAGATTCTGCTAGTCCTTTAAATGATTCTCCTAATATGAATATGCCTGCCATATCCACGCCTTGTAATCCTTTAGCAAAGTCTATAACTTTTTCCATTGGAGATTTAGAACCAAACAGTTTTCCAATTCCGTCCATTAAGCCTGAAAGTAAAGAACCACCGGACATTACTGCCAAGCCGGCGCCAATTGCCGCCAATCCTGCACCAACCATAATTAAGTTTTTGCCATCTACCATACTCATCATAACAATGTTTGGTACAAACATGTCAAATGCTTTTGCGGCAATCATAGCCGCTACTGCAAATGGAATAAGTGCGGCACCCAATACACCAATTGCTAATGCACCTGCCATCACAAATCCCACAATAGGCGGCATACCTATAAGTCCAGCCGCTAATGCTAAGGCACCTATTGCCGTTGCTAACACACCTATTGTTTTAAATCCTACATCTTTCATCAAGTTAAGTCCAAATGCCAGTGGGACTACTGCGGCACCTAATGCCAATACTCCAACTGCACCTTTAACCATACTGCTTGTTGATTTTTCTAATAGTTTGGATAATCCAATTAGACCACCCATTGCAAGTAAGCCTTTTCCTAATGAGGAGAAATTAACTTCATTAAATGTTTTTAGTCCTACAGCCAATAATGCAACTGCACCACCCATTAGTACCATACTTGCGGCACCTTTAACTACTTTGTTGTCTCCAAATTTCTTAACTGCATTTGCTATGCTTTGTAAGAAGCCACCGCTCTTACCACCTTTGGTCATAGCACTTGTCATACCATCTGCATTTTTACTTGCACCTGTCAACATCTTAGCCGCAGTAGAACCTTGACTACCTACGCCTCCAGCGGCACTGGCAACTGTACTGCCTCCGCCACCCATTATGCCACTTACTAATTTAGAACCACCTTTTTTAACTAAGCCTCCTAAGAAACCTAAAGCCTGTTTACTAGCACTATATAAGAATATAGCACCAATTAAAT